CGAGCTGAGCGGTTCCTGGTTTATCTGGGGCGGAAGTGGCAGCGGTAAAACCACTTTCACCCTGATGCTCTGCAAATACCTTTCTAAGTTCAAGCGTGTGGCTTATGATTCGCTCGAACAGGGTTTGAGCCTGTCCCTTCAAAAAGCCTGGGAACGTGTAGGCATGGCCGAAGCTGGTAATAACATTGTACTACTTAACAAAGAGGAATTACCGGAACTGCGTACACGCTTGGCAAAGCGGAAAAGCCCCGACATAATCGTAATAGACAGCATCCAGTATCTGGATAAATTCTATAAAGACCAGTACAAGAAATTAAAAAATGACTTTCCGGATAAACTGTTCATCTTCATAGGTCAGGAAAAGACCGGTAACGGTGAACCTGCCGGAACAATGGGGGTACACATTCGGTATGATGCAGATATAAAAATCCATGTAGAGGGTTTCAAGGCTTTTTTTACTACCCGTTACGAGGATTCAGACAAAGGCGAGGGCGGCGCAGACTTCATAATTTGGCAGGAGGGTGCAGACGCATATTGGTTAAATCAAATCAAGAAATAAAGACTATGGGAGAAAATAAAACAATGGACCAGATCCACCGTGGATTGCTTAAGAAGTTCCACACCCTTTGCGGTGTGCTTCACATGACAGAGGACCAGAAAAAGGACCTTTTGTCGAGTTGGGGCGTGGAAAGCAGCCGCGACCTGGACCAACACCAACTAATAGACATTTGCGCGAAATTAAGCGAAATGGTCAATAAGAAACAAGGCAGAGCCACGCTTGACCAGTTGCGCAAACGAGTGATAGCGGCGATAGGCAGTTGGTTACGTTCCACCTATCAAAGCCAAGGAATAAATAAAATCAAGGGCATAGCCTGCCGGGCTACCGGTTACGACGACTTCAACAAGATACCGCGTGAACGGCTTTATAACCTGATAGCGACCTTCAACAACAAGGTAAAAGATTCGCAGTCGGTTGACAGTCTGACAAACGCAATGTTGATGCAGTCGATAATGGGAGGTTCAAAGGGCGAAGCCTGACAAGTTAAACCATAAAAATAACGACGATGAGCTGGATTACAGAAAGCAACAGGCAGAAACATTTCAAGTATGCCATAGTGTGCGGCTTTGTAGGCACATTTCTGTTTGCCCTTGGCGTTGCCATGGGGCTGGAGTATAAAGATTATGCCTATGGCAATAAATGGGACTGGCTGGACATAGCCGCCACCCTTTTAGGCGGATTGGTCGGGCAACTGTTACAGTTGCTGCTCCTTTTGCTGATTTATTGGTGCTGATATGGTAATAATGAATGAAGCAAAGCAGGTTATTAAAGAAATGACCTGCTCAATGGAAAACGATGAATATATCGAGTTTATGCGTGAATTGTCAGACTGGGCGGGTTCACAGGCCGATATGGCGGAATTTGTTCCCGACTATGAACTGGAGGACGATTAAACGGTATTTAATAACTGATTAAAAACAGATAAAATGGAAAAAGTAGAAATGACAGCGGAAGAACGCAGAGAATTTGAAGCGTTCCGCGCAGAGAAAAAGAAAAAAGAAGCCGCAGAGCTTCGTAAACAACAGCGTGCCACCTACCAGCAAATGGTCGATGACGAACTGGCACAGGCAGTCCCGGAACTTCGCAGATTAAGCCAGGACATTCGCACCGTAAAAGATGCGGTTTTCGGTAATTTCCAGACCGTGTTACAGATGAAAGAGGAGGTCGTAGGATTTAAGGAGGACGGGCAGTTCAGCCACACATTTACCAACAGTGAAAGCACTTTACGTCTTACTTTGGGTGTCAATACGGTGGACGGCTGGTCTGATATGGCAGAGACAGGCATCGCAATGGTACGCAAGTACATTGAAAGCCTGGCGACAGATGAAAAGACTAAAACCCTTGTAAATACTGTGCTTAGGCTGTTGAGCAAGGACAAACAAGGCAACCTCAATGCAAGCCGTGTGCTCCAGTTGGCAAAAATGGCGGAAGAAAGTAAGGATGAGCAGTTCATTGAGGGCGTTAAAATCATTCAGGAAAGCTATATGCCCACTGAAACACGCCGTTATATCAGAGCGCAATATCGTGATGAAACAACCGCCAACGGCTGGCGAAACATTCCGCTTGGTATAACTGACGTTGATTTGATAGAAACGGAGCCGGAACCTGCCAAACCGGAGAGAGAGGCTGAGGTATAAAAAAAGGGAGGTGTAAGTTCATTTGCCCGAAAGCCCACGACCAGACACCGCCCGATGTAAAAGGACGGTGCAAAGGTAGTAAAATTCGGGCAAATGGCAATGAAAAAAAGGTTTAAAAGCACTGTGGCGCGTGCGCAGAAAATTAAGGAAATCACAGCCTTACATTATGAAGCCGGGAACCAGGCAAGATGTTACAGGGCAGTTTGGCGGCATTGGATAGAGCCCGAATTTCGGATCTGTTACCGCACCTACCTGAATTATTTAGGCATTTTGGAAGAAGAAGCAGAGAAAGCCCGGCAATTTGAATTACCCCTCTTTTCGGAGTAATTGAAAACAATACCCCTGACAGCGTAAAAACTGCCGGGGGTATATTGTATTACTTTGGTGATGAAATGGCCACAGAAGCGACAGAAACGGGCTTAAATGGCCTCATGGCGGTGCAGTCTTGTGCAGACGTTACCAACCGTTCCACATTTTCCACGAGTTCGGCATGGTTGTGGTTTGTTGCTGATGTTGTGAGCTGGAAGCCTGCGAAGCCTTCCCCACGCAGCCCCTGTATTTTTGCGTTAATGCCGTTTATGAGGTCGAACACCGCCAAAGCTTCGGCCATTCGCGGGTCATGGCTTCCGTGTGTAGGAATGGAACGGGTGACAATATGGAGGCGAACAGCAATATCCCCGCGGCGTGCGCCTGCATTTTGCTGGTGCCAGTCGATTTGCTCAAATTCTACGAAAACGGCCGGCATATCAAAGGCAGAGCCGCCATTGAGGAGGTTTACCTGGTCGTTCCACAGGTCCACATAGCGAACTGTATTTTTTGAAATGTCGGCTTTGGGCTTGTTAGGGTCAGCCGGGCATAATGCGTTTGCAATGGCTAAAAAAATGGCTTTTCTCATTTCTTTAAAAAATTGGTTAGTGACAAATTATATTTTTTCAGGTTGTCCTCAATCACGTTTCGGATCAGGCGCTGGGTTTCCGGACCGTCCCCGATAAACTGACGTTTGGGCATGGTGAATTTTCGCGTATGGGCGCGGACCGTGTAGGTTTTCCCCTTCTTGCTTCTTCGGGTGTGGGATTTTACCGGCTTCCTGCCTGTACCACCTTCGTTGTGAATTTCCGCGTATGCGAGTGCAGACGAAAAGCGGACACCTTTACCCTCTACACGTCCCTGAGTGGAGCGGCGCATGGCACCGGTCACTATCAGAAGCGAACCCTTTGGGTAATCGTGTGCACGTGGCTTCCATTTCTCTGTAAAAAAAGCCTTCCGCTCAAAGTTGCGGTCGAACTCATCGGATAGCTCCACCCGCATGTCGTTTAGAATGTCGTTTTTTAATTCGTTGGCACTGAGCATTTACTTTGTTTTTAATGATTGATTTTCAAAATAAAATTTATAATTTTGTGGCATTATGAAAATACCATCAAAAGTCAAACAAGCGGCGCAGTATCTTATTGATATGTACGGCGACCATGTAGAGCACCTTGGACAGTATCAGGGTGCCGAGGCTTTTTATTACCAGTTTCCGGAAGATGTGGCCGTTGGCTTCCCTTATGTCTATTTACAGAAAGACGATAAATTAACCGAAATAACAGGCTTTGAGGCTGTAGATATAATCGGTTTATTTGTCGAAGATTTCAGCGAATGAAGTGTTAAACAGCTTATTATCAATTCGCATTATACCGCGGCAGCTATGATTAGTTGCCGCGCCGTTTTTTCCGAGCCAGTCCAAATCATGAGTTTCACGTCCTGAACCTTTGGAATTATCGTGCTGTGGCTCTATATAACGAAGTGTGCCATCGGTAAAGCGTTGCAGTATTGTAGCATGACCGCCCCCTCTTTTCCAACCGATAGACAGCATATAAACACCAGGCTCTTTGCATATTTCATTAAAAAACTCCAAGTATCGTTTTTGTGTCATACGTAGATATTTTTTATCTGCCATCCAATCGTTAAGGCTTGTGTGTTTTGCCGGTGTTCCGTCAATGTTCAGCCATTCTTCCCAAAGCTGGTTGCCACGGCTGAGGTAATCTAATTTTGTGCCAGGTGTATTAGATTTTGCCGACACATTGAAACCTAACAACCGGAGAGCGTATGCCGGGGAGCAGGTTTGGCAATTTATGCCGTACCCTTTGGATTTGCCATAATTGGGGTTTGCATTCTGTTTGTCGGCATCGTCAACGCTCATCGGTTTTCCTTTGGTAATACCAAGTGCTTTTTCTAAAACAAGGTTATGTTCAGCTACAGCCTTCTTTTCAGCTTCAGTTAGGTTGTCTGGAAGTTCGGCTATCATTTCAGCAATTCTCTTTTCTCTTTTCTGTTCTTCGCTTAATTCCTCAATTATTTCTTTAACTTTTGCCGGTGCTTTGTAATATGGGTGCTTCGGTGGAAACAGCGCCAGTTCCTTACCCGGATTAAAGCGGAAAATCTGCTGTTTTGCCGTTTCGGTGCAATTATCACCCCGTTTCATGGATAATTCAGGGTCAGAAAGCGGGTATTTCCCTTTTCTGACCTGTACGGCGGTACAGCGACAGTTCCACCCATTCGGCGGCAGGTATTTGCCCCAAAACGGGTCGGACGGCGGCAGGGTCGTACCGTTCAGAATGGCGTGATCCTCACGCACGCGGTCATCTTCGGCCGTTCTGTACTGTAGGTCGTATTTGTCGCCGTCAGCTTCAAACCGGTGCCAGCGTGCAGCCATGAGTGAAGCGCCGACCGCGTGGTTATATTCCGCGTACAGGTAGTTATGATTATACCTGTTGTTAACCTTTACCGCATCCTGGTGGAACGCTTCAAAGGACTTTATGTTTCCTTTCTCATCGAGTAGGGAGAGCCCCACTTCGCGGAGAGAGTGAAACGCCTTGAAGCCGGAGAAAATAAAGGCGTTGTTTTCGAGTGCATATCTGACCGTTTCCGGAACTTCATGCGGAAGCCCTGAACTGATACCCGTTACCAACTGTTTTAATGTTTCACCGATAAGCCGGCGAGCTTCGGGGGTATTCATTTGGGCATTATCGAATCCACCGGCATGATAAACCATGTCGGCAGCGTCAAAAAATGCCGTATCGTCGAAATCAGGGCGTTTGTCGCCTTCCGCAAGTTGCAGGAGGTCTCCGCTATACAAGTCGCCCAAAGCGCGGTTAAACGCAAGATATGAGCCCCGCAGCCCGGCATCAGGGGCGGGGCTCAGTCGAAAAAACGGTCCGGCTGTGTTTTCGCTTCGCGTGCCCCGGAAATCTGCACGCCGTATTTATCCGTGAAATATTCCGGTGGAATTTCGTAATACTCCAGGAGCAGGCGTTCAATTTCGCGCTGTTCGGCAGGCGTGTAACTGGCCGCGTTGTTCCATTGGAAACGCAACCCCTGGACCGGGAAGCCGTGGCGCACCATGAGCGGCAACAGTCGCCCGTTAACCACGTTGGCCACCATGGCCGCGTCGCTTTCGGTGACACGCTCAAAAATTTCAAGATGCACCTCCGACTGTGAAAGAGAAGAACCCGAATCAATGGTCATGGTCTGCATCAAAATAGCCTTAGATAATTCCGAGTTACAGCGGTCCACACGTTTGTCATATACGTTGTAAGCGTCGCCCCTGCTTGTTTCTTTAATTTCAATGTCGGTACCTTCCGGGAACAGACCCCAGAAAGCCGTACCCATAGTTTCGAGTGCATTTTCCACCCTTCTGCGTTCTTCTTCGTCAGGACTGGACGTGTGAGCCACACGCATGGGCAGCCCGAATATTTCACCGAACATATCCCAGAACGCCAGCATATTTTTTTTGCTGATGCAGGACGGGCAGCATTTCAGTAGCAGACCGAGGTCGCGACCTTTTCCTACCGGAATGACCCAGTTTGCAAAGTCCCCCTCCACATAGGAAATACCGCCGCGCCAGTCGTCGCCCGGTGATTTGACCACGACCCCATATTCGGGTACAACGTGTTTTCGGGGCACGAGTTCCACCCCGTCATAACGCATAATGCCGTTTTCATCGTTAACAATATCGCCCAGCTGTATAAGCGTAGGACCCCAGAAACGTGAGTCCAGGGCAAGATCCATAAAATCGGAGAACCATTCCTGTTGCAGCAGTTCCGTGGCTTCTGCGTTTTCCTTGCCGTCCTGTCCTACAAGGCGGAAATCCTTTTGCAGCGTTTTTCCTTTGCGCTGGCCGATACAGCCGGACAGGTGAGCGTCCAGCACGGCATCGCCGTAAATGTCATACAGTCGGCTACGGTTCGGGTTTTCGTAGTCGATAGCCATCTGGTGAGCATTGCGCCAGTCCGCTATATCTTTTTTTGTAAGCGAGTCGGATTGCTGGAGCAGTTGTGCCGTCAGCTTCAAACCTTTTCTGCTGGAAGCTTTCCGAGCCAGGGTCATTATTTCCGACCGTGTGGGGCGGTCGAACCAGTCACGTATATTTGATATTAAATTAGCCATTGTTCTGTTTTAAGTTAAACGTAAATTTCCTTTCGCATCGAGGCGGAGCCTGTCAGGAGCTGCCAAGCGTACAGCCGGGGCAATTATTGTAAGCCTTACCGTCTTGTAGTGTATTGTGTTATTTGTGGGTATTGCATGCACCCTGACCATTCCCGGTTTTTTGGGGATAATGTGCCCGTCCGGTTCAATGTAGGCCGCCGTTCCGTCCGTTTGGTAAATGATGTTTTGCAGGGCAGAATATGGCAGCACCTTAGCCTCGATATAACGTGGTACAGGGTTGCCGATAGTTACGGGTTCCGGTTCTTTTACACGTAAGCCGGAGGGAATGGGACGCGCCACCATTTCCGCACGCTTTGCCACTTCTTCCACTTTCTGGCGTGTTTGTTCCGTCAAAGCCTGCTCCGTTTGTGCACTGACGGCAGCGTTTTGGGCGTTCTGAGTGGCCACTTTGGCCGCTTCGGTGGCTGTGTTGGCTTTACCGGTAGCCGTGGTGCAGTCAGCCACTGCCTTGCTTGATACTGTTTCCAGTTCCTGTGCACTTTTTAATACGTTTTCTGTGGCTTTATTGGCTGCGTCGGTGGCTGTATTGGCACGGCTTGCCGCTTCGTTTGCCGGACGTTGAAGCAGTTCAATTTGAGCCGCTGTAAAATCTGCGTATGTAAACGGATCCCCTTTGTCCCCTTTGATGCTTAGTAACTGTTCAGGGGTGAAGTCCTCAAACGTGAACGGCAGACCACGTGTGTAAGCTGCGAGCGCGTCACATTCTATTACGCCGTCTGTATCGGTGGCAAGGTGCCAAAGGTTCACACTGATTTTTTCCGGATAATAGACATTTTGTAAACCGTCCGGCATAAGGTCGTTAATGAGCTGGAGATGCAGTTCCCTTGTCAAATCACCTTCACAAAGTCCGTGGTTTTTAAAAATAACCAGCAGTGCGTCCCCGTCCGGGGTGCAGTTCTTATATATTCCTTTTGTTCGCGAAGCTGTAAAAGTGTTCCCGTGCTTGGTGCGGTATTCAATTTTGAAATCCACGTCAGGCAAAGCAACAAAGCTGCCGTCACCATTGCGGAAGCGTTCACGGAGGATAAAGTCGCTTTTATAGTTGATATGTCGGATCTGTTCCATTATGTAAATCTTAAATTTCCGTTAGCATCGAGGCGGAGACCGTCAGCGGCGCAAAGCCTGAGACGTGGCGGAACCACTTCAATGGTCAAAGTGCGGTAAATGCCGGTGTTTCCGGTAGCCACCGCGTAAATGCGTGCCGTTCCTTCTTCCATGGGAACAATTTCCCCGTCCGGTGTCACTCTTGCCGCCGAATTGTCGGCATAAAAGAAAATCGAACCCAGCCCAAAGCGCGGGAACAGTTCCGCCTTGATTTTCGGCAGCATGGTGTTTGTAACCGTGACAGAGCCCGGACACTGTTTAATATCAATACGGATCGGTGCGGCCAGATTCTGCGAGGACAGCGAAGCCACCAGCGACTCCACCAGGGCGCGGGCAGCTTCCGACTTCTGGAGTTCCGCGGCGGCTTTTGCCACGGCATCATCCACCCCGGCCAAACGGGTGTCGATATCCTGCTGAATTTCCGGGATATTCGTTTCAATGAACAAAGCGAGCGCATCGCGCACATTACCGCAGTGTTCCACCAAATCAAAGAATAGTGACCCCACCTGCTGTGCTGTCACCGTCTTGGCCGCCACCGCGTCGCGAATGGCAACGGCACGGGCCGCGAGTTCGGCCGTATTAAGCTGCGGCACTGGGATAGGTGTAATATTTTTCATTCAGATAAAAATTAAAATTATGCGAAAGTATCGTCAAACGGATTTTGGAAAATACGCGTGAGGTGAATCTGCGTGTTTTCTTTCGGTGGCCGTCCTGCCATAATATCTGCCAGAGCATCCTCCAGCGGGTCAATGAGCATTTGTCCGGAACGGTGAGGTCTGACGACGACAGAACCGGTAACTTTGCCCGGAGACGTGGCGGACATGAGGTAGTTAAATTCCAAGCGCCCTATATCGGTTGCCGGTGCGAGTTTGCGCACGCTGTAGGCTTCGCGAATGGTCGGGGCTACTATGTCGTCGGCTTCATATTCCAGAACCCGGCCGTCCGCCAGGGTGTCGGTCAGTGATAAGCCGTTACGCCTTATCAGCGAGAACACCCCCTCGGCAGAGCCAAGGGTGATAATGGCAATATCTATGAGCGTCTGGCGGTCTTTTACTTTTATTTCCATAGCTATGAAATTGTAATTACGCCGTTATCGGCAACAGTTATATTTGCGACATCGAGACCGACGGCGCGCAACATCTTTTTCGTATTTCCCGGCCAGAATTTGTCGCGGTTTGCGGCAAGCATTCCGGGAGCGTCTGCCCCCAGCAGTGGCATTTCCTTGAAATCCCCCGGCATGGCGCGGAGGACCGTTTCGGCAATGAAGCCGGAAGCCTCTGCGACGACGGCAGCGCGGTGATGAACGAGCAGGTCCGCCGTTTCCGTGTTGATTTGAAGTCCTGTAATATTCATTGCTTAATCTTTGTATTTTCGTAATCTGACTTTTTAAACGGCTTGGCCGTTTGGGCTTTGCTTGTTGTCGGGCTTATGGTGCCAGCCGGCCCGGTTCCAACCGTAGCAGTTGTAATGTGCGTATGGTTGTTATAGGCATTTATAAGGCTGTTAACCGTATCTTTCAACTCATTCAGTTTGTCGGTGAGTTTCTGGATAATGACCAGTCCGTCCAATTCGCCCCCATTGAATATAATATCCTCTTTGTTTATGTCTGCGGACATTTTGGTCGTTTTTACCCTTACCCCTTCCGCGTCGATAGCGGCGGCCGTTTCCCCAATCACCATTTCGGCCGACTCTATTTTGTCGGTGGCCAGCATCAGCCCGGCGGCACCGTCAGCCATAAAACCGACCACGACAAACGCCCCTTTTTCCGGATAAATGACCAGTCCGAAATCAGAGCCCTGGTTCGCCTGTAGGTTCACGCCAAGCAGTGGCGCACCTTCATTAACCGGGGTGCAGTCAATGGTACGGGCTTTTTTATCCACAGCGTCCACAGTGCAGACCAGGGCAACGGTTTCACCGTCCTGCTGTGCCAATTTCCTTATCGCGTCTTTGATATTGTCCATTACGTTAGAATTTAGCCGATACGCAGCCCGAGGGTAATTTCCTGTCTGTAGCCGGTATCGCCGTATTTAATTACATTCTTTTTCACCTGGTACACGCCCATCTTTGTGCCGTCAATGATAATGCCGACAGCATCCAGACAGTCGACCAGTGTATGCCCAAACGTGGTAAACGAGCCGGAAAGCCCGTCCCTTTTGAGGCGTTTTATTTCCTGCTGTGCCCATGCTTTCAGTTCGCTTTCCGTCTTGTTGTATGTGTGCAGCGTGCGTTGTTCCCCGTCCGCGTCCCCTGCTTCGACCTTTATTTTCTTGTTGTCCGGCATGAGGCTGATAGCTTTAACGCGCAAGCGCATATTTTCCGCCTTCTGCTGTTTCAGGTTCTGGTCGGAAATGATGTTAAACCCGGTTTTGAAAACCTGTGAGGGCTTGTTGTCGCGTTCAAACAATACACCGCAGTACAGAACCGGTTCCCCTTCCTCATAGCGGAAAAACGAGCGTATGCCCTGCTGGGAAAGTTTGCCGAGCAGGGCGGCCACAGTGTCAGCCGTTACACGGTAAGCCCCGAGCGACTGTTCCCCCATGACATTGAGCCTGTAAGAAATGCCCTGGTCCTTGAGCAGTTTTTCAAGCGTTACAGAACGGTAAGCCATTTTCTTTGCCGGCATCTGTTTCAGGTTGAACATATCATCCTCGCAGGTTATGACTACCGGAGTTTTGAAGCCCACATCACGGACAAACCCGGAAAAAGCCGTTTGCAGGTTATCATCATAGCCCAGTGATATGGTTACTTTGTCGCCGCGCTTGACCGGTATCTTTTCCGAACCGTCCCACTTTAATTTTTTTGGCAAAATGATTTTAGCTTCGGTCGTCAGTTTGTCCGTGTCCCGTACAATTTCCACAGCCGTAACGCATTCAACGGACCATGTGCGGTTGCTTTGAATCTCTATTTTTGCGGATAGTCTGAACATTGTTTAAACAGCGTTTAAAAGGTTTTTAATAATCGTATCGGTTCGGTTTCATGCAGCCTGTGCGTATCGGGTTGTGCGTGTCTGTTTCCCCGTCCTCACTGACATAGACAGGCAGGTCGGGCGAAGCTTTGGAAGCCTGTACGTCGCGCAGCCATTTTATTGCGTCATTATACAGACATTCCCGGCGCTCATGCCCCATATTCTGCGGCAGCCTGTGCACCATTAGCCACAAAGAAATATTAACGGCACACTGCACGACCATAGGGTTGCGGCAGGAACCCGAAGCGGAAAACACGCGGTCCATGTCATAGCGGGCACGCAGGTATGAGGAAATTTGCTCCAGGGCGGCAGCTTCGGCAGCCAGGCGCGTATCCTCATTCTCTGTTATCTGCTCAAATTCGTAGGAGTCGCAGACAGAGCGGTAATCTTCAACAGTCAAAAACATAGGCATATTATTTAGAGGGGTTCGCTTCAAAAATGGCTATCTTTCTGGCCGTTTCGGCAGTGAAGCCACGGGCAAAACGGTGTTTTCTGATCAGCGTTTTAATGGCTTGCATAGATACACATACAGGGCGCCCGTTATGTACGAGCACCAGGTATTTTTTACCGTACAGGTTGGCATTTCGTTTGGCTTGTCTGATAGCCTTCTTTTTGCGCCAGTCGAAAACACAGGCGCGGAAATAGTCCATAATTACCATGATACATTTTTTGCATTTGTCCTCCTGCCGAAAGAGGGGTTAAACGATTTAGTGCGTGTGTCGCGCTGTAGCATCCAGATAGCGCCCTCGTCGGCATCGGGGGCATCATCGTGGCCGCGCATTCCTTTTTCAAATGAAAGTGTCTGTTCAATACCTGTCAGCATGTCCGGGTCGTCGCGTTGTGTCTCATCATATACCACGAAGCCACGCTCCCAAAGGGGGCTGATAGCTTCAATACGCTGGAATTTATCAGGCTTTTTACGTTTGTCCCCTGTAATGGGCAGCTGATAGTCGCGGAGTTCCCCTTCACGTCGGAACTCGTCCAAAATGGTGTCCTGCATGAAGTTCGCCTCCATGTACCAGCGTGGGGAAATGCCTTGCTCCCTGCACCATTCGTACAGGTCATAACACCAGCGCACCATTTCGGCCACGGAAGCCTGCCGGACAAAGGCGCGGAGGTGGTAAAGTGTCGTTCCTGCCTTACCCCACAGTTTTGCCGCCTTGAAGTCGTTTTTGGTAGAGCCTTTAAAAGAGGGGTCTATGTACAGAATAATTTCCGAGAATTTGTTCCATGTCGGGCGTTTGCCCCAGCGGATCCACTCATTTTTGAACACGGCACCCTCTATTATCGGGTTGTTCATGTATTCCTTCTGAAAAGCCCTGTAACCGACAACCATTTCAATGTCGCGCACTTCCTGGGGTGTCCATTTTGAAGCCCACGAAATATTACCTTTATTGTCGTAGATGTTCACGCGGGTAACATGTACCGACTTAATGTCGCACCACTTGGCCAGTACCGAATTTTTGGCAATGAGGTTGCCCACCATGATGAAACGGCCGCGCCCGCCGTCAAGCGTTCCGAACAGAGCCGAGCGCAGCCAGTCAAACAATTTGTTGACACGAGCCGGGCTTTCCACCAGTTCGTCATCGTCGAGGTCGTCAATAATGACGTAGTCCGGACGGTGCGAGCGGTAGCGCAGACCACGCGGAGACTGTCCGCGGCCACGGGCGAAAAACGCCACTTCCGAGCGTGTCACAAATTCGCCCTCCTCCCAGGAACCTACGTTATACTGTTCGCCAAAGTCGTGTATGTACCGCTGGTTATACTGCAGTTCTGCCTGAATGTCCCCGAGCAGGGTTTTGGCATTCTCCTCAGATTTGCCAACCAGTACCATGACGTTAATTTCCCTTCGTTCCTGAATCATCAGCCACATGGGGACAAATACGTCCATGTTGGTGGATTTTGCAGCCCCGCGGTGCCATTGGAAAGCCGCTTTAAGGTTTCTGTTTTTTAGAATTTTGTTAGCGGCTGCAATATGGAACGGGGCGCAAGGCGTTGATTTGCCGGTTTCCGGGTTTACGGTCCAGTGCGGGAAGTAGTAGTCCACAAAAGCGGCATAGTCTGCGCGTAAATGCCTGATACGTGCCAGACGCTGCGCTTCCGTTTCATTGATATTAACGGCCGTTGCAGCCTGTACCGTTTCACAGTGCTGTTTCCACTTTTCTTGAGCCTTAAGTAATTCCGCTTTTGTTGTCATAGATTAAAAACCTTTTTGGAGCTGTTCGGAAATGAACAGGTCATGATATTTGTTTATTGTCTGTATCAGTTCGGGGGTTACATTCGGGTCGAAGCTCATACGATATTGCAGCCATTTGCTGAAAGCCATAAAGACCTCTATAATATCTACTACGGACGTTTTCTTATCCAGTCTTTCAATGGTAGCGGCAAACTTCACCAGTTTATCCGCTGCTGCCGCCGTCTTTTCCGGGCTTGGCTCGTTTACAAGGTCCTCGACCAATACATCTATACTTTTCAAAATTTTATTTACAAGTTCCGGCCGTGTAATGTTAGCCGCAGAGCGTGCCGCCTGCCAGTCTCCGTCATTTACCCATTTTGTAATCGTCTGTGCAGATACGCCCACCTTTTCGGCTATGACCTTTTGCGGTTCCCCTTGCATGAAGAGGAGGCGTGCGTGCTCACGCATTTTTTCCAGTTCCTTTTTAGTTGCCATTCATGTTTAAAGATGATTTATAACGATTAGCGCACCCACTGTGGGCGCGCTTTCATGCTGCAAAATTGGCCTAAAATCAGGGTATCATAAAAAAGAGTGTAAAGAGTTCACACCCTTTTTTGCCATGGGTTAAAGTAGTTGCAATTTTGCAGCATTGAACGACATCGCGGAGTAGAGCAGAGGCAGCTCGTTGGGCTCATTCCCCAAAGGTCGCGGGTTCGAATCCCGCCTCCGCAACAACAATCAGGTAAGGTAATAAAGATTGATTAACAAGCCGGTGCCCCGAGCGCATACCACCCTCCATCACCATTGCGGCGTTACGCGGGCCGCCGGCTTTATTTTTTTGACGAATGAAAGAAGTAATAATATCCACTGAAGCCGTAAACTCATACGGCACGCGCATACTGACCGACGGTATAGACCTGGAGCAGTTCAAGCGCAACCCTATACTGCTGTGGATGCACTGCAGGAACTACCAGGGAACAGCAGGTCCCATCGGCAGAATCGAGAACCTGCGCCGCGACGGTGCCAAACTGATAGGCACCCCGGTATTTGACCAGAACGACCCTTTTGCCAAGCAGGTAGAGAGTAAATGGGAAAACGGTTTCTTGCGCATGGCTTCCGCAGGTCTTGAACCTCTGGAAGTAAGCGACGACCCCGCCCTGGTATTGGACGGCCAGACCCGTGCCACTGTAACCCGCAGCCGTCTGGTTGAAGTCAGTATCGTTGATATGGGCAGTAATGATGAAGCCTTGCAGTTGTACGCTTCCGGCCAACTGCTGACCCTTTCAGCCGGAGAAGAACACCCAAACCTCCCCATGCTCAAACTTGAAAAGAACGACCCCGCCCCCGGCGAGGAACAAAACAATAAATCAATAAAACAAAACCAAATGAACAAGGAATTTTTAATCCTGCTCGGTCTGCCTGAGACAGCGACCGAGGATCAGGCGCTGGCAAGTCTGCGTCTGCTCAAAGAGAGAGCCGACCAGGCAGAAACCATCCAGCTGGCGGCGGTTACGTCAGCCGTGGACGCAGCCATCGCCGAAAGGCGTATTCTGGCAGAGAACCGCGACCACTTTATCACCCTGGGCAAGTCAGCCGGGTTGCAGAACCTGACCGACACGCTTAAGCTTATGGCACCGCAGCAGAAGCCTACGGAAGTAATCAACCTTAAACGAGAAAGTGCACCGGGTGGCGCAGCACCGGCCAAGGAGTACACCAAACTCAGCGAGGTGCCCGAAAATGAGCTGCTGACCCTAAGAAAAGACGATCCGACCAAATATGCCCAGCTGTATAAGGCTGAATATGGCATCGAATGTCCGGTATTGAAAGACTGATACCAATTAACAACCAACAATTAAACAACAATGAACGCAAAAAGCAATTTTTTGAAGCAAACATTATTTGCCGTGCTGACCATGGTTTGCGCGGTAGCATTTAACAGTACGGCCGGTGCTGCATGTGCGGCAGTCGTCGGAGTTCCTGTAGGAGCCGGAGCGGTAGCCGGTAATGTCGTGGCCATGTTGGCCGGACAGTTCGCCCCTTCCGGTGCATTACGTGCCGGGGTGCTTACAGAAGTGTGGACCGGTGAGATGATCAAGGCGTTCCGTACCGCGCCCGAGGCGTTGGGCTGGATGCAGCGTATCCGCTCTTATAACCAATACGTGGAAAATGACGTTATCCACTTTGTTGAAATAGGCGGTGACCCTACCGTTTTGGTCAATAACAAAACCTATCCGCTCAATATTGAAGCCCTTGAAGATGCAGACAAACCCATTTCATTGGACAGGTTCGATACGACCGCAACCCCGGTGACCGATGATGAGCTGCATGCTTGCAGCTATGATAAAATGGCCAGCGTGCAGGAACGCCACCGCGACGCATTGCGTGAGAAAATCGCAGAAAAGGCAATCCACGCCCTTGCCCCTGACGAAAAGGGAACCGATATCCCTGTAATCAAGACCACCGGAGCAAGTGACGGAACCCGCAAGAAAATGACGTTTACCGAACTTCTGACCATGAAGCGCGAATTTGACAAAATGCGTATTCCGGGTAAAGACCGAATTCTGGTCCTTTGTTCCGACCACGTTAATGACTTGCTGGAGACCGAGCAGAAGTTCAAGGAGCAATACAACATTAACCAGACCGACGGCAAAATCTGCCGCCTGTACGGTTTTGACATCTACGAATATGACGGCACGCCATACTACACCATGAGCACCGGCAAGAAAAAGGCCTGGGGTGCAGTAGCAGGAGTTGGCGACGCCCGCGCTTCGGTTGCCTTCTATGCCGGCAGAACGATGAAAGCCTACGGCTCAACGAAATTCTATCACAGTGAGGCGCAGAAAGACCCTCTCTATCACCGCAATTTGGTGAACTTCCGCCAGTGGGGTATCTGTCTGCCATTAACCAAAACCAAAGTAAGCGGCGCGATTGTAAGCGCACCGCACGCCTAATAATGTGAAGTTATGGGAAAGCAGACATTAAAGTATCTGGTTATCCACTGCACAGCCACCCCGGAGGGCAGGGATGTGAGCGCCGCCGACATACGGCGAATGCACACCTCCCCCAAGCCCCATGGGCGCGGTTGGCGTCAGGTTGGATATACTGACCTTTTCAGACTGGACGGGACCCGAGAACGCCTTGTTAAGAATAATGAGGATGCCTACGTGGACGGTTGGGAAATCACCAACGGGGCGGCAGGCTTCAACAGTGTAAGCCGACATATAGTCTATGCCGGTGGTGTAGCCAAAGACGGCAAGACCCCGCAAGACACCCGCACACCTGCCCAACGCAGTGCCATGGCGGAATATGTGCAGGACTTCCACAGGCGCCACCCCGATGTTAAAATCATAGGACACCGAGATTTGAGCCCCGACCGGAACGGAAACGGAAAAGTGGAACCAAATGAATGGACGAAAGCCTGCCCGAGCTTTGAAGTATCGGAGTGGCTGGAATCCATAGGTATTAAACAGTAACGTGAATGAGCGGCGAAATAGTAACTATCATTGTATCGGCGCTTGTTGCGGCGGTATCAGGCCCTATAGGGTCGTGGTTAGGCCGGAGGGTCGAGCGTGCGAAATATGAGGCCGAGGTTGGCAAGATCCGCGCTGAACTCAACGACAAAATAGCAGAAGTAAAAAGCCATGAACTTGAAAACGTGCGCCAGGCTTCGGACATCCTGATGCAGTCGATAGTACCGCCGCTGCAAGACGAAATAAACAAATTAAGAAATGACGTACAAAGGCTTAACGCGGCATTGGAGCGCGTTTGGGGCTGTCCTCATGTTGACCGTTGCCCTGTCAAATACGAGTTGCTCCTCTTACCGTCAGGTGGAACAAACCACCCGGGAAGAAAAGCAGACCGAGACGGAGACCACCCGAAAGGAAGTGAAGCAGGAGCAGCAGGAACAGACAAAGGCGTGTGAGGAAACCGACGAGAGTGTGACGGTGACGGAAATAGAAATCTATGATACCGCCCGGGAACCGGACCCCACCACCGGAGCCCTTCCCGTAAAGGCACGCATCAAGCAACGCACCGACCGCACCGGAACCACCCGGGAAGTGGAGGACCTGCGCAAACAGGAGACCGCCGATTTGACCGAGAAACAGGTGTATAGCGGTGGGGAACTGTCCGAGGCGGTTGTAGTGGCCGAAAAGCCGGCAAGCCTTTGGGAACGCATGAAAAAAGGCGTTATGTGGGGTGCTGCTTTAACCGTATTGGCGGCAGCCTTATGGATATTTATCAAATTAAAAAAACGATAGCAGTATGGAAAACGAAGAAGTAAAGAATCCCCAGGAAGTACCGGAAGAGGCGGTACAGGATAAAACAGACGAATCAATGGAGCAGGAAGCCAAGCCCAAAGAAAAGGCCAAGGAGGGAGCAAAGCCGAAAAGCCAGAAAGCGGCCAAGGCAGAAGCCCCGTCAATGCTCAAGGCGGTAGGGATTGAAGCGTGCAAGCGTCACAGTCTGCCCGTTGTGTGGGTGACTGACGACGGCCAGTGCTTCCCGGAACAGGGAGACGCCAAAGCCCATGCCGTCAATTTGAAGAATAAAGGAATCATTAAAGTAACGGCAGAATGAGCACCAAACTAACAATCAACAGAACCAACGGCAATGTCCCCAAGACTTTGCCTGGCGAGGACCATATCAGCGGTTTTGTCGCTTACCTTCCGGAGGCCGAACTTCCGGAGAGCTTCAAGACCGAGCATGTGCAGGCCCTTTCCACGATAGATGCAGCCGAGGCGGCAGGAATAACAGCCGACTCCACCAGCTGGGCGGTCAAAGTGTTACATTACCACCTCAGCGAGATTTACCGCGTGAATCCGGCTGTAAGCCTTTATGTGGGGCTTTTCGCCAAGCCTACCATCAGCGACAATTATACATTTGCCGAACTTAAGACGGTACAGAATTTTGCAGGCGGTCGAATCCGTCAGATAGCCGTTTGGTGTGGCGACCGTAACATGAGTGCCGACGACATTGTGACCTTGCAGGGCATAGGTGACGCACTGGCAGCCGAGGCGGCCGAATTGTCTATCCTCTACGCCCCAAAAGTTACGAATATAAAGCAAATTACCAAGGAAGTGGCCGGCACAGGCAAAAGCCGTGTAAGCGTGGTAATCTGCCAGGCAGGCAGCGGAACCGGTGCCACTCTCTACAAGGACAAAGCCAATGCAGCAAAGAGCAGCGTCAGCGGCTTGGGTACGGTCTTAGGGCTTCTGAGCCGTGCCAAGGTTCACCAATGCATCGCCTGGGTCCGTGAGTTCCCGACAGGTATAACCCTTCCGGCATTCGGGGACGGCACCCTTTACAGGGATATGGACAAAGCGCTCATCGAGCAGCTGGACACCGCCCGTTACCTTTTCTTTGTGACGCAGCCCGGACAGACCGGCAGCTACATGAATGACAGCCACACCATGGACGAAGCCACCAGCGACTACGCGGCCATCGAAAGCGTGCGTACCATGGATAAAGCCGTCCGCGGAATCCGCAAATACATTGTTCCGGAACTTGGCGGCAACGTCTATGTAGATGCAGAAAGCGGCAAGTTGGCCAGCTACAGCGTCGAGAACCTTATCACGGTGGCGAATCTTGCCCTCGAGGAGATGGAACGTGCCGGCGAGCTGAGCGGCTACAAGGCAGACATCAATCCCGACCAGGACGTGGCAAGTACCGGCACCCTTGATATTGTCATCAAGAATGTGGCCAGCCCGGTAATCCGCCATATCAATATTAAAATCGGCTTTGCAAAAAGCGTTTAAGCAACCTAAAAAACAAGAGTAATGGCAAGTGTTATAAATAACGGAACACCTTTGGTTAACGGCATGTTGTGCTCCTGGGCAGATATTGTCACCCTTATCGGCGGTGTGCCTGTTACGGGCATTGTGGGCGTAGAATATGGCGACGAGCAGGAGGTGGTAAACAAGTACGGTGCAGGCCGCCACCCGGTCGGGCGTGCCAAAGGCAGAATTACCCCTAACGGTAAACTGATACTTTACCAGGAAGAAGTACAGGCATTGCAGGCACAAGCCCCCAACGGGCGACTGCAAGACCTTCCGCCTTTCGATATCATAGTACAGTATATTCCTGACAGCGGGCTGATAGTAACTGACAAAATCCGTAACTGTCAGTTTTCGGGGAACTCCAGAAAGTGGAAAGAGGGCGACACGGGGCAGGAGGTCGAACTTCCGATCGTACCCTCACACATAGAATGGGGCGGTCCAAAGGCATAATAGAAATACAACAACCGGCAGCCGTCAGGTGCGAATCCCTGACGGCTACCGGCAGTCAATAAAAAACGATTAAATACCCTTTAAACGATATGAAAGAAGTAACGAAAGAAGCAAGAACCTTTGACGGTGGTATCACCCCCGAACAGGTGGAAGCCATGAAATCCAAACACCGTAAAGTCTTCCGTGTGGATATTGTGGACGGCGAGGATACCCATGTGGGCTATTTCAAGCGTCCGGATTTTGCCACAATCAAGGCAATAACAAAAATTTCAAAGACAGATGAAGTAGAAGCCGGAAAGGTGCTGTTTGATAATTGCTGGTTGGGAGGCAGTACGGAGCTTCGCGATGATGCAGTCCTTTTTATGGCTGTGCAGGTTCAGCTCGGCAAGTTGGTAAACGGCTGCATGGGTTCCCTAAAAAACTTGTAGAGGCGCACGCTTTGGCCGACGTAGATACGGAGGACACGTTCGCCAAGGGGTGCGCCCTTATCCGGGCAAACCTTCATGTAAACAGTGATGATATAAAGACGGAGGAAGAATGGGCAGCGCTTTATAATCAAGCCCTATGGCTGGAGCGCTGGCGTAATAGAAACCATGCTGAAATGATAGCGTCTTTGTTTGGGGACGGAACGCATTAAGAACGCCAGAAAACCCACCAAGGGAGCGGAGCACCTTTACCGTCTTTGGACAAGCCGAAACGGATAAGGTCTATCATATAAAGCAATATTCCCAATATTCCAAATATCAAGACCCCGTAACCAATTATTTTGAGTAAAAAACCAATCATATTGTATCAGTATTAACACGTTACAAATATAATAAATATAATCGATATGGCGAGTGTATTTGACTATATTTTTAATATTGGCGGCAATTATACCGCTACAATAAACGGAATGAGCTCTGCAACCGGCGACTTTACCGCAAAGGTTGACGGTGCGCAGAATGCCGTAGGCAAAATTACTACAGTGCTTGCCGGTATTGATTTGGTCAAAAACGCCATTGAGGGGCTGAACCAGGCGACAGAGACATTAAGCGGGTCAGGTATTAGACTTGACAGCCAGATGCACGACCTTAGTGCGGTTGCCGGTGTTACCGGTGAAACCCTGAAACAGATCGAGGGTTTTGCCCGTGACAGTGCCAAGGCGTTCGGTACGGACGCAAGTGTAGCGGTAGAGGGGTACAAGCTTCTTTTATCACAGTTGAGTCCGGAACTGGGTAAATACCCCGATGTGCTGCGAGCTATGGGAGACTGCATACAGACCACCAGCAAACTAATGGGCGGAGACGGCGTGGCAGCCGCTCAGGTACTGACCACAGCCATGAACCAGTACGGTGTCAGTCTGGAGGACCCGACCCGGGCAAGTGAAGAAATGGCGCGTATGATGAATGTTATGGCAGCGGCAGGACAGGCGGGATCGGCAGAACT